TATTATCAATTATGGCTCAAATTTTAGCCAAGAAAAAACTGCATCATCAGCATCATCAATTGCACTTTATGGTTACAAAGGTGAAAGTATTAATTCGACAATTCATTCAGCAATAGATGCTCAGGCTGTTGCAGATCGCTATATTGCTCAAAGAGCCTTCCCATTAGCAGTATTTCAAAGCATTACTTTCCCATTGACAAACCCTGAAATTGATAACTCAGATCGAGATAACCTTCTTGGGGTTTTTATGGGTCAGCCATTGAACATCCAAAACCTACCAACCCAGATTTCAGGTGGTGAGTTTGAGGGTTATGTTGAAGGATGGCGTTGGAGTACTAGGTTTAATGAACTATTTCTAACCATAAATCTTTCACCAGTTGCGTTCAGTCAAGTCGCTATGCGATGGAATACTGTTCCTGTTGGTGAGGCTTGGAACACTTTAAGCAACACTTTAACATGGGAATACGCTACAATCGTAGCCTGAGGATAGGACAATATGGCAACCACTACTAACTATGGCTGGACAACACCAGATGACACCGCGCTGGTCAAGGATGGCGCATCTGCTATTCGCACACTTGGAACTTCTATTGATACCACAACTAAAAACTTAAATCCATCAACAACTCTTGGCGATATTGAATATCGATCATCAACAGCAAATGTAAATACTAGATTACCTTTAGGAACTGCTGGTCAAGTATTAAAAGTCAATTCAGGTGCAACTGCTCCAGAATGGTCAAGCGATAATGCTGGAATGACAAATCCAATGACTACAACAGGCGACACAATTTATTCATCATCTGGTTCAACACCTGCAAGATTAGGAATTGGATCATCTGGTCAAGCATTAACTGTTGTTGCTGGTGTTCCATCATGGGCTGCATCTGCAACATCAACTTTAACAACGACAGGTGATACTTTATATGCGTCTAGTGCAAACACATTAGCAAGATTAGCAGTTGGCTCTACTGGAAATGTTTTAACAGTTGCTGGTGGCGTTCCAACTTGGGCTGCACCTTCAGGTGGCGGTCAATCTTATTCTTTAATTTCCACTACAAATACAAATTCAGGTGCAACAGTAACAGTTTCAGGTCTTTCATCTTACAAAAACATCATTATGGTTTTTAACAATGTGAGTTGTAATACTACTAACCAATATCATTATGTAAAAATAAATGGTTCATCAACTGCACTAGATTACAAACAAGTTGCAACCGCTATTAGCACTCCATCTACTTATGGAACAGCAATTTTAAGTGGTAGTTCGCAATTTAATTCTGGCAATTCTTCTGGAATTACAGTTTCTTATAACGGAAGCGCAACAAGCACAACCCTATCAGGTTATTTTATGATTGAAAATGCACAAAATACTGGAGTTAAATCCTGTTTTTTTCAAGGTAAGGCTGGTGCTGCAACCAACGCTGAGGCTTATAGTGGTATGGCTATGTTTGGCGGCGCTGCAGTTTCAAATATATCAATTGAAGTTGGTTCAGGCGCGTTTCAAAGCGGAACTCTTTTACTTTATGGAAGCACAACATGATGAAGGGGAATAAAATGAGAGAATATACAGAAGTAATACATAATGTTGAAACAGATGAAATTACTTATCGCCCTTATACAGATGAGGAAATTAAACAGGCGCAAGAATTGGCAGCAACCAACGCAGCCATCATTGCTAAGATTGAAGCCGAATTACAAGCAAAAGCAGCAGCACGCCAAGCCATTGCAGATCGTCTTGGTTTAACTGCTGATGAACTACAAGTTTTGCTTGGCTAATGAAACCTTGGTTATCCAAATCTGCTGTTCAATTTAGAGAACAAGCCGATGATTCCTTCCCAGAGCGTTTGCGTAAATCTGATGGGTGGATTGGTGATGCTAGACATAGCGCACGAAAGAGCGATCACAACCCAGATGCAACAGGATGTGTCAGAGCAATCGATCTTGACGCTAGGTTATCTGACGACAAAGGGCTTTCAGCATATTTGGCAGATCAAATTAGACAGTACGGGAAAACCTCTGGCCGCATCAGTTATGTAATTCATCAAAGCCGTATTGCATCTCCGTTGCTTGGATGGCGTTGGAGATCATACAAAGGCAATCCTCATAACCACCACATTCATATTAGTTTCAAAAAAGATCAAGACAATAATTCAGAGTTCTTTAATATCCCACTACTAGGAGGCAAGCAATGAAACTAAGCAACAAACATAAGGCAGCAATTAAGTCATATCTACGAGCCGTTGCTGCATCCGGTATTACTGTTGCTCTTGCAATCGCAGGAGATATTAAACCTGAATACGCAGTTCTGCTTGGAGCGTTAATTGCACCCTTAATCAAAGCCATTGATCCAACTTCTGGTAAAGAAGCCGATTATGGTATTGATGGCAAATGACACCAAACGATTGGGTTTCTATCGCCGTTGGCGGATGCGCCATATTAACAAGTTTATTGCTGGCTCTGCGTTGGGTTATTAAAGGCTGGCTTAACGAGTTGCGACCTAATGGTGGCTCTAGCATGAAGGATCAAATTACAAGACTTGAACAGCGTGTCGATGATCTGTTTGTCTTAATCAGTAAGTCATAATTTTAATTATGGCGAACACACGCAAATCATCTAAACGAAAAAAGATCAATAGGCGTATCGTTCGCCGTTCTCCTGACCCATTATCTAAGTTAGATCAATGGTATATCGCAAAACATGAAATGTTTAGAGCAGCACGAAAGGCTGGATTTTCAGAATCCGTTGCGCTCTATCTAATGGATAGCCCTGAAAGCATGCCTGATTGGATTGTAGGCGACAAGGGAATTATCCCATCTATTCCAACTCCCGATGAGGATGATGATTAAAGCCAATCGTAGGTATTTAATAACGCCCGATCTCCAAATTCCCCTACACCACCCAAAAGCGGTGTCTAACCTAATCCGCATGAGTAAGCATGAGAAATTTGATTATGTGTTAAATGTTGGTGATGAGTTGGATATGACTTCCCAGTCGCGCTGGGTAAAGGGAACAAAAACTGAATTTGCAGAAACACTTGATGAGGAAAGAACCATTGCTCAAAATATTCTTTACGATCTTGGCACTACCGACATCATTAGATCAAATCACACCGATAGGTTATTTACAACCCTGTTAAAAGGTGCGCCATCATTGCTTGGCTTGCCGGAATTAGTTTATGAAAAATTTATGGGGTACTCAGATCTTGGCATCCGTTTCCATAAGAGGGCTTATGAATTTGAAAAAGGCTGGTATCTCGCTCATGGCGATGAAGGGGTTATGTCTAAGCATGCTGGTATAACTGCCCTCAATTTGGCTAAAAAGTGGGGTAACAGCGTAGTTTGTGGGCACACCCATAGGCAGGGTGCTACTCGACATCAAACTGGCTTAAATGGCCGTTATTCAACGATTTGGGGCATTGAGGCAGGTCATTTAATGGACATGAAAAACAAGGCCTCTTATCTAAAATACGCTTCAGCCGATTGGAATATGGGATTTGTTGTACTAAGTTTTGGTAAAAAAGGCATGAGCGTGGAGGTGATTCCAGTCAATCACGATGGGTCATTTACCTATAATCGAAGGTCTTATGGGTCTTGAAAGCGACTATCGGGATCGTACAATTGATGACCATATCGATGAATTTGAGGATCTCAGCGTTATCTAATCGTTATAAAACACGCCGTAAGCGCAGTAGATAAAACACTTGATTTAGGTCAGACTTTATGTATTCACAGAAATACTGTGGATATGTAGGGAGCGACATGAAACTAGATCTAGGCAGTAGAGATACCGCTTTAGAATATGCAGAGCAAGGATGGTCAGTTTTACCATTATTGCCACGCAAGAAAGATCCACACTTTGACTTGGCTCAAAGGGCTTATTTATCAGCCACAACTGACAAGAAACTTATTAACTTTTGGTTTGACTACGATCAAAATATCAATATTGGAATTGCCTGTTATCAATCAGGTTTAGTTGTATTCGATATTGACTACCGCAATGGGGGCGAATTGCTACCACAGTTTGAGCCTACCTTTACAGTTCAGACTGGTGATGGCTTACACCTTTATTACACAGCAAATAAATCTGATGTATTCAAAGGTAAGTTAGTGGATGGAATTGATATTAAGTGGAAAGGTTATGTTGCTGCTGCACCCTCAGTTCATCCGTCAGGAGCAACCTATACAGTAATTGATGACAGAAATCCTGTCGCAATGCCTAAAGCAATAAGGGAGTGGGCAACAAAATGACGCTAAAAGAAGCAGGTCTAGTTTGGGTTGCATCAATGGTTGCAATTATCTGGGCTTATGGATTACATGAAAGCGCAAAACAAACGCATTACTGGCGTGGTCGCAAAGATGGATGGGATATGCACCGCCGTATGATAGAAAACAAAATCGATGCCGACAAAAACTGAAACTTTGTTTGATGAGGTCATTACTACGATCCAACAGCGTGGAGGTGTCTATGGACATCCATTCTACAACCATAAAAGAATTGCCGGTTTATGGTCTGCTTATCTCGACTTCCCAATCACACCACATCAGGCTGCATTGTGTATGGCGTTGGTTAAGGTTTCTAGGCTTAGTGAAACCCCAGATCACTACGACAGTATCAAAGACTTCATTGCCTATGGATCTGTCTATAAAACTGTGCTTGATGCCGTCAAAGATGAAAACTGGGAGGACTAATAATGGCTTTCAACCTTGATGATTACACTACTGTCCAAGAAAGATCAAATGTATTTTGGGAAAGGTATCCAGATGGAGCAATACGAACAGAACTTATTGAAGCATCAAACACTAGATTCATTGTTGTTTGTAAATTATACAAAAACGCAAATGACCCACAAGCCTTCGCGATGGGACACGCACAAGAAGTCATTTCGGATCGCGGTGTCAATCGTGATTTTGCGTTGGAGAATGCGGAAACTTCAAGTCGGGGTGTTGCTTTTAAGTGCGCAAATATCGGGACTGAAAAGAACGCTCCAAGCCGTGAAGAAATGGAAAAGGTAAATAGAGTAAATCAAGAAAAGCCTCAATCATTTCAAGAAAAGTTAGAGAGTAAGCAAAACATCTACGGAAAGTCCGGCAGATCTGCTGCAATCGAAACTGCGTTGCGTAGTTCATTTGAAGCCGATAAGGATGTTCCGCCTGTTGCTTGGACTGTTGGTGATGTAGTTGCTGAAATTGGTGCATCTATACCTAATGAGCCACCAGCGTGCGAGCATGGGCATATTCTTAAAGAGGGAATCTCCAAGGGCGGTAAGCCGTACCGAGGTTATGTATGCAAGGCTAAACAGTGCGAACCTAAGTGGGCAAAACTTACTGCGAATGGTAAATGGTATTTTGAAGGAGGTGAATAAATGGGTTATGTAGAGATTATTGATGGCTCTGGCTTAATGGCAACGATTAAAAACGATGCGATTAAAGTAGAGCCAACAACAGTTGTATGCGATTTGTGCAACGATGACAGATTACTTCGTGAGGGCGATCTGCTTCAATGCTATTCCTGCCACTCAATAAACCGGATTCCATAGTGCCGAACTACGAATACGAATGTGATCGAGAGGGGTTGAGTATTGTATTGGATCTACCAATGGGGCACAAAATCCCTCTTTGTCAAGTATGTGGCTTCGAATTAACGCGTGTCTATACGGCTGTTCCGGCAATCTTTAAGGGCTCTGGATGGGCTGGTAAAGGTGGTTAAATTCAAATGCAATGGCTGCTCTGGTAATACTGAATTCATTTGGCTTGATGAATATCCAAGTGCGAATGGGTTTAGGGTTTATCAATGCTTACGCTGCAATTGTGTTGGAACAAAGAACCTAGCAGAGGCTACTGACAATCAAGAGCCTGTCATTCGATGCACGAAATGTGGATCTTGGCAGTTTGTAGATCAGGCTTGTCATACATGCGAATTGATTGCAACTAAGTAATAAGCGTACGACACGCGATAATTCTATTTGATTTGGAGTGATGTGATACCCTTAAACGCAAATTCGCTTTCAGAGCGAAAGGGCGATCTGCGAAGCAGAAAGATCGCAAGGTTTGGTTTGGTGATATCTCTGTTCATTGTCTTGAACACAGCCTTTTTAAAGATTGATTCCGTTTATGCGAACACAACAAATCATTACAGACAATGGGCTTTTATACAATTAAACAATCTAGATGAGTTTTACTGTCTAGATGAATTATATTTTAGAGAATCAAGATGGAATCCAAATGCTAAGAATGGTAGTCATTATGGTATTCCTCAAGGGCGTAGTAAATACTTACAAAAGGCTAATGGGTTTAAGCAGGTAGAATGGGGTTTGAAGTATATTGAGAACAGATACGGAACTCCATGCAAAGCATTACAACATCTAAAGATTAAGGGTTACCATTGAGTAGATCAGCGTTAAGGGATAGTGGTAGCACTAGACAATGGCGAAATATTAGAGAACGCATACTTCGTAGAGATGGGCATATCTGTCAGTATTGTGGTCAAGAAGCAGATACAGTTGATCATGTGATACCAAGACGGCTAGGCGGACTAGATAATGATCATAATTTAGTTGCAAGTTGTAAGCGATGCAATCTTGCTAAGGGTGGGCGGTTTTTTGTGCGTCAGAGAACAC